ATATAGGTCTAAAAATAAAGATAAAATTATTTCTCAGAGAAAACTTTATAATCAAAAAAATAAACCGAAAATTCTTGAATATCAAAAATTTAAAAGAAATTATGATATATTATTTAAACTTAAACAAAATATGAGGTCAAGATTAAATATTTTCTTAAAATCAAAAAAATTAAATAAAAAAAATCCAACATTTAATATTATAGGTTGTACACCCGAATTTTTAAAAGAGTATTTGGAAAAACTGTTTATTCAAGATATGTGTTGGGAAAATCGGGATAAATGGCACATAGACCATATCGTACCTTTATCGTCAGCAAATACCGAAGAAGAGATATATAAACTTTGTCATTACACAAATCTTCAACCACTGTGGGCCGAAGATAATTTAAAAAAATCAAATAAAATGATGTATTTATAAAATTATTTTTTTATTTTTATAATAAAAAATATATTATGAACACCATTTTTATACAGATTGCATCCTATCGTGACCCACAACTTAAACTTACTCTTGATGATTGTATCAAAAATTCTAAATACCCAAAAAATTTAGTGTTTGGAATTACTAATCAATATCATCCTGATGATGAATTCAATATTGACGAATATCAACAAGATAAAAGGTTTAGAATAGAAAATGTTTTATATTCTGAATCCAAAGGTGCTTGTTGGGCTAGAAATTTACTACAACAAAGATATAGTGGTGAGACTTATACTCTTCAGATTGACTCACATATGAGGTTTGCACCAAATTGGGATGTTGAGATGATTAAAATGGTTAAACAACTTCAAAAGAAGGGATGTAAGAAACCTTTATTAACTGGTTATGTTTCTTCATTCGACCCGGATAATGACCCGGCGGGGAGAGTCCAAGAACCTTGGAGGATGTCCTTTGATAGGTTTATTCCGGAGTCACCGGTGTTTTTTCTCCCTGAGACAATCCCCAATTGGCAACAATTAACCGAACCGGTTCCAGCGAGATTTTATTCCGCTCATTTTTGTTTTACATTAAGTCAGTTTTGTATAGAAGTTTCTCACGATGAAAATTATTATTTCCACGTTGAAGAAATTTCTGTTGGTGTAAGAGCTTTCACTTGGGGGTATTCTTTATTTCATCCTCACAAAGTTTTAATTTGGCACGAATATACCAGAAAAGGACGCACTAAATCCTGGGATGACGACAAAGAATGGGTTAAAAAAAATAATTCGTCACATTTGAGAAACAAAAAACTCTTTTCTATGGATGGTGAGGTATATAACCCCGAGGAATTCGGTATTTACGGATTCGGACCTGAAAGAACTTTAAAAGATTATGAAATTTATTCCGGTCTTAAATTTTCAAATAGAGCAGTTCAACAATACACATTAGATAAGAATTATCCACCAAATCCTCAGGTTTTTCAAACTGAAGAAGAATGGTTGGCAAGTTACGCTAGTATCTTCAAACATTGTATTGATATTGGATTCCATCAAGTTCCGGAAAAAGATTATGATTTTTGGGTTGTGGCGTTCCACGATGAAAATGATGAAACAATCTTTAGAAAAGATGCCGATATCAACGAAATTAATATGATGATGAGAGACCCTGATGGGTATTGTAAAGTTTGGAGAGAATTTCAAACGGTTCATAAACCAAAATATTGGGTTGTTTGGCCTCATAGTACATCAAAAGATTGGTGTGAGAGAATAACGGGGAATTTGTAATGGAGATTTTAGGGAAAAAAATATCAGATAAAGGATATTTTATTAACTTATCTGAAAGTACCGATAGATTACTTAATGTGAATTCACAAATTGAAAAATATTCTATAAAAAATTTAATCCGATTTGAAGCATTAACCGACCCTTGGCATCAAACTTCTTGTACCAAAAGTCATAAAGGTATTTTTGAATTAGCCAAACAAAGCGGTTATGAAATTATCTCAGTATTTGAGGATGATTTTCAAATAAATGATAACATAAAATATTATTTCAAACAGGTTGACTTCAAAACTCATCTTGATTTGATATGTTCTGATATGAATGAAATTGAATGGGATGTTATCTTATTAGGTTGTAACCCAACTGAAGATATTATTCCTATAACTAAAAATTTTGGTAAAATAACTAAGAGCACCGGTGCTTGGGGTTATATTATCAAAAAAAGAGCTTATGAATTTATTTTAAATAATTTTGATTATTCTAAAGATTATTTAGCCATTGATAATATTTTACCAAAATTAAATGAGTTTGGGTTTACAACCCTAACAACAATCCCAATGTTATTTCATCACGCAATTGGTTTTATTTCTACTTTAGAAAGAAAAGGTCCTGTAAATTATTCCGTATGGATTGATGGTAGTTGGGATAAACATTTATATAATATAACAAATGAATAAAATAACATTAGTAACCGGATTATGGGATATAGGGAGAGGTAACCTTCAAGAAGGATGGTCTCGTTCATTCCAACACTATTTAGATAAGTTTCAACAACTATTACAAGTCGATGTGAATATGATTATCTTTGGTGACGAGGAATTAGAAAAATTTGTATTAGAGAATAGACGAAGTGAAAATACACAATTTGTTCGTAGAAATTTGTCTTGGTTTAAAAATAATGAGTTCTATAATAAAATACAATCGATTAGAACAAATCCGGATTGGTATAATCAAGTGGGATGGTTATCAGAATCCACACAAGCTAAATTAGAAATGTATAATCCTTTGGTGATGTCCAAGGCGTATCTTTTACACGATGCAAAAATTTTAGATAAGTTTGATTCAGAATATATGTTTTGGATTGATGCTGGATTAACTAATACAATTCACCCGGGGTATTTTAGCCACGACAAAGTTTTAGATAAATTACCTCAATTGGTTAAGAACTTCCATTTTGTTTGTTTCCCTTATGAAACCAATAGTGAAATCCACGGATTCAAATATCAAGAGTTATGTAAATTAGCTGAGAAACCGGTTAATATGGTTGCTAGAGGTGGTTTCTTTGGAGGTAAAAAAGAAGTGATTTCAGAAATTAATACAATTTATTATGGATTAATGAACGATACTTTATCCCAAGGATTAATGGGTACTGAAGAATCTTTATTTACCATTATGACTTACAAGTATCCAAATCTAATTAGTTATTCTGAAATCGAAGGGAACGGATTAATGGGTAAATTTTTTGAGGATTTAAAGAATACAACTTTAGAAGTTAAAACTAAACAAGAAAAAAATGTTGTTATTAATAATTTGGACACATCAAAAGTTGGACTTTATGTTCTCACATTTAATTCTCCAAATCAATTTGAAACATTAATTCAAAGTATGTTGGATTATGATTCAGACTTTATTACCAAAACTAAAAAATTCTTATTAGATAATTCAACCGATTTATCTACAACACCAAGATATCTTGAGTTATGCGAACAATATGGTTTTGAGCATATCAAAAAAGATAATCTTGGGATTATGGGGGGTAGAATATTTGTGGCGGAACATTTTGATAAAACAGATTTAGATTTCCAAATTTTTTTCGAAGAAGATATGAGTTTATATCCAAAAAAAGGTGAAGTTTGTAGAAATGGTTTTCCAAGATATGTTGATAATTTATATCAAAAATCGTTAGAGATAATTACAAAAGAAAACTTTGATTTTTTAAAATATTCCTTCACCGAGTTCTACGGGTCGAATGATGTGCAATTTGCGTGGTATAACGTTCCACAAGATTTTAGGCAATCACATTGGCCAAACAACCCTAAATTACCGGTTCAAGGGTTTGACCCAAATGCCCCAAGAACAGAATTTAAAAATATTAAAATACATAAAGGATTACCATATGTTAATGGAGAAATCTATCTTTCAAACTGGCCAATTGTATTAACAAAAAAAGGTAATTATAAATGTTATTTAGAAACTAAATGGCAATTCAGTTATGAACAAACTAGTATGTCATACGTTTATCAAGAAACTGTAAAGGGGGATATAAATCCCGGTATATTATTATTAACCCCAATAGAACACTTGAGATACGAACACTATGATGGCTCATTAAGAAAAGAAAGTTAATTTAAAATTTTATTACTTTTCCTTAAATTATCTTCGGCCCATAGTGGTTGAAGATTAGTGTAATGACAAAGTTTATAAATTTCTTCTTCCGTATTTGCCGACGATAACGGTATAATGTGGTCAATATGCCAACCATATAATCCGTGATTTTGCCAATTCATACCATTAGTAAATTGTTTTTCAATATACTCTTTAAGATGTACAGGTGTACAACCAATAATATCGAATGTTGTATTTTTTTTTGTAATGTTTTTAATTTTAAAAAAATCTCTAATTCTATTTCTAACGGTCATTTTAAGTTTAAATAATTCGTCAATTTGTTTCCTATTTTTATTATAGGTCACGTTGTATTTAGGATTGTTTTTTCTCCATTCTCTTGTATTATTTCTATGTTTTTCAGGGTCTCTATTTCTTATTTTTTCACTACTTAATCTTTGTATTTCTTTAACTTTTTCTAAATTATTAATACGATAGTTTTTACTCCTAATATTTTCTTTTATTTTATTATCTGAATAATATTTTTTATGATATTTTCTATGTCTTTCTTTTTCTGATTCAAGATTATTTTGATAATATTTTTTAGAATTTTTATTCATACATATTTTACAACTATTTCTAACCTCATTTTCTTTTTTTGGGTTTTTATAAAACTCACACACATCTTTTTCTTCGTTACACTTATTACATATCTTCGTTTGCATAATATTCTCTTAATAATTTTTCTAATAATCTTGATTTATTTGTTTTTTCTTTAACCATACGATTAAATAAATGAGGGTCTAAACTTATTCCAAATTTAACCTTTCTGTCTTCTTCTAATTTTAATTTTCTTCCCATATTATATAAATATCACAAAAAATAAAAAAGTTTCACCTTTTTTTGAATTAAAACAAAAAAATAAAGTATTTATAAATAAAAAGTTTAAATGGATTTTTATATTAAAAAATTTTCTACGTTACCCCTATTAAAATTACAGGTAGTAAAAGACGGTAGAAGTGATTACAATAACTTTATGGAGTTATTGGAAACCTCATCCATTTTCTTTTCTATGGTTAATGTTGAAACGGGTGTTCTTAAAATTACTTCAAAACCTGCTGGGTTTGTTGAGAAAACATTTATAGACCCAAACGCTGAACCGGAATATTACATTTATTATAAATTTACAAATACCGATACTAACACCATTGGAAACTTCGAAGGACAGTTCCTAATAAAAACTGTTGATGGTAATTTAATTTTACCAATTAGAGAAAAATTATTTATTTATATTCAAGAGTCCTTTATTGCCGATAATTTAGAATATGTAAATTGTTATACCTCAGAATATCCTTGTTGTATTGACCCTTCGTTTCCAACACCAACCCCAACGAATACCCCAACCCCAACTGTTACTATAACAGTTACTCCAACATTAACACCTACACCAACAGTTACTATTACGGTTACTCCAACATTAACACCTACACCAACAATTACACCAACCCCAAGTAGACCATAATTGACTTATCCAAACCTTTTTAATATATTTATAGGAACAAGACAAACCCGATTCTAATCGGAGCCAATATGTCAATCTAAAAAAATATATTATGGTAACACAAGAAGAAATTAAGGCATTCCTTGAAGGGAATGACCCCGAAGAGCACATAGTTGCTATCGAGTATGATTACGTCACCGACGCAATCTACAAAATCAAAGAAATCCCGGGTCAGGGGAAAATAATCAAAAAAGACACATTTACGGCATTTGCTTGGGTTGGAGACCTTAGAGATTTGAATTTTTATTCAAAATCTAAAGACTTACAAAAAGAGGCAATGAAAAAACACGGAATCATCATTGATAAGTTAGAAACCAAAGGTAATGAGAGATTGGAAAAAGGTCTCAAATTTATGGTTAAGTCAATGAAGGGTTACCGTTCACTCATCCAATTCTTTAAAGAGGGTGGTGTAGACCCGTGGGGTGAGAAAACCAAAGGAAAATTAACGGTACTTCCACCTGTTGAGCAGTTCCTTATCTCAAGAGAGAAAAGATTATTCAAAGGGTATGAAGAATACAACGACATCACCCGACTTGGATTTGACTTGGAGACGACCGCTTTGGAACCAAAGGATGGTCGTATATTTATGATTGGAATTAAAACCAACAAAGGATACCAAAAAGTTATTGAGTGTGCTGACGAAGACCAAGAACGAAAAGGTTTAGTTGAGTTTTTCAATATTATTGACGAACTTAAACCATCAATTATTGGTGGATACAATTCAGCAAACTTTGACTGGTTTTGGATATTTGAAAGATGTAAAGCTCTTAACTTAGACATTAAAAAGATTGCTAAATCTTTAAACCCGGCAAGACCCATATCTCAAAAAGACGGTATGTTAAAACTTGCCAACGAGGTAGAAAGATTCTCACAAACTCAATTGTGGGGATATAACATTATTGATATTATTCACTCAGTTCGTAGAGCTCAAGCAATCAATTCAAGTATTAAATCCGCAGGGCTTAAATACATTACTCAATACATTAAGGCCGAGGCTCCCGACCGAGTTTACATTGACCACTTAGAGATTGGTCCGATGTATGCCAAAAAAGAGGAGTATTGGTTAAATGTTGAGAATGGGAAATATAAGAAAGCTGACAATCCGGACTTCAATAATTTAGACACAAGATTCCCCGGTAAATACTTAAAGGTTACCGGTGATAATATTGTTGAGAGATATCTTGATGATGACTTAGAGGAAACGTTGACAGTGGATGATGAATTCAACCAAGGAACGTTTCTATTAGCATCTATGGTACCAACAACGTATGAGAGAGTTTCAACGATGGGGACAGCAACCCTTTGGAGAATGATAATGTTAGCTTGGTCATACAAGAATAATTTGGCTATCCCCAAAAAGGAAGAGAAGACAGACTTCGTAGGAGGTCTTTCACGACTACTTAAAGTGGGATACTCAACCAACGTACTTAAACTTGACTACTCTTCTCTATACCCCTCCATTCAGCTCGTACACGATGTATTCCCTGAGTGTGATGTAATGGGTGGAATGAAAGGTATGTTGGCTTACTTCCGTAACTCGCGTATTATGTATAAAAACTTAGCGAGTGAGTTTTATGAATCTGACCGAAAAAAATCTTTATCGTATGACCGAAAACAATTACCGATTAAGATATTCATCAACTCGATGTTTGGGGCGTTATCTGCTCCACACGTTTATGAATGGGGTGATATGTTTATGGGGGAACAGATTACTTGTACCGGAAGACAATATCTTCGTCAGATGATTAAATTTTTTATGAAAAAAGGTTATTCACCACTTGTAATGGATACTGATGGTATTAATTTTTCAAAACCTGAAGGATGGGAGAATAGACGTTACATTGGTAAAGGTTTAAATTGGAAAGTTAAAGAGGGTAAAGAATATACTGGTGATGATGCCGATGTTGCGGAATTTAACGATATTTTTATGAGAGGTGAGATGGCCTTGGACACGGATGGGACTTGGCCGTCGTGTATTAACTTGGCACGTAAGAATTATGCGGTTATGGAGGCTAGTGGTAAAATTAAACTTACCGGGAATACCATTAAATCAAAGAAACTTCCATTATATATTGAGGACTTTTTAGATAAAGGTGTTAAAATGTTATTGGAAGGAAAAGGTCAAGATTTTATTGAGTGGTATTATGAATACTTAACAAAAATATACACCAAAGATATTCCACTTATGAAGATTGCTCAAAGAGCGAGAGTTAAATTATCTATTGACGATTATAAAAAAAGATGCACTCAAAAAACAAAGGCGGGGTCATTAATGTCGAGGATGAGTCATTTAGAATTAGCTATTAAACATAATTTAAATGTTCAGTTGGGTGATGTTATTATGTATGTTAATAATGGTGAAAAAGCTTCTCACGGTGATGTTCAAAAAGTTAATAAACCAAAGAAAGGTTGGAGTGAAAAACAAATTGAAATGTTCTACTCTAATAATGAAAATCGTACAGAAAAATCTAACTTCTTAAAAAAGAATGGATGGGAACAATCTTGGGATGATGACAACTGGGTTCGTAGTGATGCTAATAATAAAGAAGCTAATGCAGGTATAGATACTGATTCCGCTTATCGTTTATCCTTGGCGGATAAAACGGACACATTAATACAACTTAATTGTTATATGTTAGACCCTACTGAGATTGAGAATAATCCGGATATGAGAGGTGATTATAATGTTGCAAGAGCAATTGCGACATTTAATAAAAGAATTGGTCCATTATTGGTTGTATTTAAAGAAGAAGTCAGAGAACAACTTATAGTTACAACCCCTGAAGATAGAGGGTTCTTCACTAAAGAACAATCTGAACTTATTAGTGGTCTTCCATTCAAAGAAAGTGACCAAGATAGATTAAAAGAAGATGTTTTAGATTTATCTGAAGGTGAGATTAAGTATTGGGAAAAAAGAGGGATGAACCCTGACTATATTTACGATTTGGCATCTGAAGGATGGGAAGAGTATATTAATTAAAAATTAATAATAAAAGTTTGAACTTTACTAAAAAACAAGATACTTATATATATATGGGGCGTCCTAAAAAAGAAGAGAAAGATAAAAAAATTAAAGTGGGTATTTGACTTGGAGACGACCGCTTTGGAACCAAAGGATGGTCGTATATTTATGATTGGAATTAAAACCAACAAAGTTTATAAACTTCTTCTTCGGTGTTTGCCGATGATAATGGAATAATGTGGTCTATATGAATATGTTGTCCCATTAATTCCCAAGACATTCCTTCTGTAAATTTTTGTTCT